CAAAAAGCACTTGACACAGAGTTACGCGCACGTATTGACGCACTAAGTCTTACAATCCACCCAATGATGGCTATTGACGCCACACGTCTACCCCGTGGTGCTAAACCAGAAGTACGTCCCGGTAAGATGATCCTAACCAACGGAGACCCCCGTGAAGTACTTCAACCGTTCAACTTTGGCCAAGTTAATCAAATCACTTTTGCTCAGGCCGGAGCATTGCAGCAAATGGTACAGCAAGCAACAGGAGCAGTGGACTCAGCAGGAATTGCAGGTCAAGTTAATGGCGAGAGTACTGCCGCTGGCATTAGTATGTCTCTTGGCGCTATTATTAAACGCCATAAGCGTACACTGATTAACTTCCAACAGTCTTTCCTTATTCCTTTTGTTAAGAAAGCTGCGTACCGTTACATGCAGTTTGATCCTGAAAACTATCCTGTAGCTGACTACAAGTTTAACGCAAGTAGTACTTTAGGTATTATCGCTAGAGAGTACGAAGTTACTCAGCTTGTACAGCTGTTGCAGACAATGGGTAAAGACTCTCCACTGTACAATACATTGATTCAGTCTGTTATTGACAACATGAACCTGTCTAATCGTGAAGAACTACTTGCAGCTCTGTCTCAAGCTTCACAGCCTAATCCGCAAGCACAACAAATGCAGCAACAAATACAACAGTTACAAATGCAGTTCCAACAGTCACAGACGCAAGCATTGTCTGCTCAAGCTCAAGAGTCACAAGCAAGAGCTGCTAAGTTGGCTGCTGAAGCTCAAGCTGTACCTATGGAACTTGAGATTGATCGTATTAACGCCGTTACTCGAAACCTCCGTGAAGGGGACGCTGAAGATAAAGAGTTTGAACGACGCATGAAAGTAGCTGACACTCTTCTTAAAGAAAAGCAATTAGAAGGTAAAACTAATGTTGACAGACCACGAACTACGCCTGCTCCTGCAGAAAGTCAACCAAGAGTTTCAAGGAACGTTCCAGCGTCTAGCGGAACTGGAAGCCAAGGTGGAGGAATTATCTAATGCCAGCAAAGAAAGACCCAAGACTAGCACGGGCAGGAGTAAGCGGGTACAACAAACCAAAGCGGACGCCTAATCATCCTAAAAAGTCACACGTTGTTGTTGCCAAATGTGAAGACGGTTCTGTCAAAACAATTCGTTTTGGTCAACAAGGTGTAAGCGGCGCTGGAAAAAATCCATCATCAGAAAAAGAAAAAGCAAGGCGTAAATCATTTAAAGCTAGACATGCAAAAAATATCGCAAAAGGCAAATGTTCTGCAGCATATTGGGCTAATAAGGTTAAATGGTAATGGCTAAAAATGTAAAACATTACAAACGTGACGGTACTGAGTATACAGGCGGTACGCACAAAATGCCTGACGGTTCATTACACTCAGGTAAAACACATGGAAAAACATCTGTAAAACTTTTCCATTTTGAAGATCTGTCTAAGACAGCAAAGGAGAAAGCTATGCCCGGTTATAAATCAACTAAAAACATGCCTGTACGTGGTCAGCGTGTAGCAACAAATAAGAAAAGTAAAAAGAAAAAGAAAAGCTAGTCATGGCTAAAACAAAACCTAAAAAAAAATCTGGACCTACGCCTAAGAACAAAGCATTGTACGCTAAAGTTAAAGCAGAAGCTAAAAAGAAATTTAAAGTTTGGCCTAGTGCTTATGCTTCGGGCTGGTTAACTAAAGAGTATCAACGAAGAGGCGGTACTTATGCCTAAACCAAACCAAGTTCGTAAGCGGGTAACTAAAAAGAAACCTACTGACGGATTAACTAAATGGTTTAAAGAAGAGTGGGTAGACGTAAAAACAGGTAAACCCTGTGGACGTAAGTCTGCAAAAAGGGGAGAGTCTAAACGTCCTTATCCTTCTTGTAGACCTAAAGCTGTTGCAGCTAAGATGACAAAAGCTGAAAAAGAATCGTCAGCAAGGCGTAAGACAGGACCCAAACGCGTAGCTCACGCAGTAACAGCGTCAGGACGTAGAAGAAAAAATACAAGAAATGCTTGACATTTAACAAAATGTATGATATAATATTAATATATAGTAAACTTTAGAGGAATCTATGAATACCGAGCTTGAAACTTACTTTGATAACTACGCTGATTTATTCAACAGTGAAGGTTTCAAACAACTCGTAAGTGAACTTTCTAATAATGCAACACAGTTAGCAGATATTCAAACAGTTAAAGATCAGGAAGATTTGTACTTCCGTAAAGGTCAAGTAGCTGCTTTTGCTAGTGTTATTAATTTACAAGCTACTATTGAAGCTGCTCGTGATCAAGCAGAAGCAGAACTAGAAGAGCCTGTAAATGTTTAAAGTATTTGACTTTCGTTGTACAAACGGACATGTCTTTGAAGAATTTGTAGAAGGTACTGTTACAACCAGTAGGTGCGGTTGTGGTGCCAATGCTACAAAAATGGTATCTGCCCCATCCTTTCATCTCAATGGCTCCGATGGTTCATTCCCCGGCGCTCATATGAAGTGGGTGAAAGAGCATGAAAAAGCAGGTAGAAAATAAACATCTCCACAATGATTATAATCACGGAGTTTAATTATGTCACGAGCTACAATGCTTGATCCACAACCTGAAGAGGAAAATGTGGACATGCTTGAAAACGAAGTTGATGAGATTCAACAAGAGCCAGAAGCCCAAGTTGAGCAACCTCAAGAAGAACCAAACCTACCAGAGAAGTATCAAAATAAATCTCTAGAAGAAGTTGTACAGATGCACCAAGAAGCTGAAAAGCTTTTAGGTCGTCAGTCTTCTGAGGTAGGTGAACTTCGTAAGGTTGTTGATGATTACATTAGTACTCAAGCACAACCGCCAGCACCTCAACAAACTGTTGAGCCTGAAGACGATATAGATTATTTTACAGATCCTCAAGGTGCAGTCAACCGTGCTATTGAGAATCATCCTAAAATTAGAGAAGCGCAAGAATACTCTACGCAATATAAGAAACAAGCTTCTCTTGCTATGCTTCAAAGTAAGCATCCAGATATGCAAGAGATTCTTGGCGATCCTAAATTTGCTGAGTGGATTAAAGCTTCAAAGATTAGGACTCAGTTGTTTGTAGCAGCTGACCAACAGTATGATGCTGACTCTGCTGATGAACTATTTACACTCTGGAAAGAACGTAAAGTAGTTGCACAGCAAACTGCCAATGTTGAAAAACAGGCACGTAAGCAAACACTTAAGGCAGCTAATACAGGCAATGCACGAGGCAGTGCTGAAGGATCACGTAAAAAAGTATATCGCAGGGCCGACATTATTAAACTAATGAAGAATGACCCTGACCGTTATCAAGCGTTAGCCAATGAGATTATGGCAGCTTATGCGGAGGGTCGAGTCAAATAATCTAGGAGATTGACATGGCTACTGCAACATATCCCGGTGCAGCGGGCAATACTGCAAAGACTGAAGCGGCTACTTTTATTCCAGAAATTTGGAGTGATGAGATTATTGCTGCTTACCAGAAGAATCTGAAGATGGCTCCACTTGTCAAGCGTATCGCTATGAACGGCAAGAAAGGCGACAAGCTTCACATTCCAAAGCCAACTCGTGGCGATGCAAATGCTAAGGCTGCTGACACTGCAGTTACTATCATTGCAAACACTGAGAGCGAACTGACTGTTGACATTGATCGTCACTTCGAGTACTCACGTTTGATCGAGGACATTGTAGAAGTACAGGCGCTTTCTAGCCTCCGTCAGTTCTATACTGAAGATGCTGGTTATGCTCTTGCTACTAAGATCGACACTGACCTGCACTCTTGCGGTACTGGTTTTGGTGACGGTGGTTCTGTTGTGTTCGGTGCTGCTGCTACTGATTACCAGCACAGCGGTTGCTTCTTCAACGACGGTGGTACTACTACTCAGTACACTGATGACACTATTGTTGCTGGTGACGTGTTTACCGATGCGTTCTTCCGTGACATGATTCAGAAGCTTGACGACAACAACGTACCAATGGAAAGCCGTGTACTTGTTATCCCACCTTCTGTTCGTAACACTATCATGGGTGTTGACCGATACGTGTCTTCTGACTTTGTAACTGGTCAAGCAGTAAGCTCTGGTCTTATCGGTAACTTGTACGGTGTAGACATTTATGTCTCAAACAACTGTGCAACTATCGAAGCCGCAGCAGACAACACTGCATCTTCTGTTGATACTCGTGCTGCACTCTTGTTCCACCGTGACGCTATTGTCATGGCAGAGCAGCAGGCTGTACGTTCACAGACCCAGTACAAGCAGGAATACCTCTCAACTCTGTACACAGCTGATTGCCTGTACGGTGTTGAAGTATACCGTCCTGAAGCTGGTTTCGTTCTCGCAGTCGCTGAGTAACGATCTTAGGGGGTCAGCAATGGCCCCTTTTCCTTTTCTTTTGTAGGAGCAGTAGATGCCTTTATTTCGTGGCACAGGTGGTTCTGGTGAGTCTAGTACTGATGCGTATGCCTCAGAGATTGCTCAGGAAGCCCGTACTGCCTCTTCAAAAGCAAATGAAGCTGCAACGTCTGCTGCGTCTGCTTTAGCAGCACAGGCTGCTGCAGAGGCTGCTCAGGCAGCAGCAGAGGCTGCTCAGGTTAACGCTGAGACTGCAGAGACAAACGCAGAGACAGCGGAGACTAATGCTGAGACAGCAGAGGCTGCTTCGGTTGCTGCTCAAACATCTGCAGAGTCTGCTAAAACTTCATCAGAGACAGCTCAGTCAGCAGCAGAAGTAGCTAAGACAGCGGCTGAACTAGCAGAGACTAATGCTGAAACTGCAGAAACTAACGCTGCTGCTTCTGCTACGGCGGCTGCGTCTAGTGCAACCAGTGCTGCTGGATCAGCTACAACAGCCACAGCTCAGGCTACAACGGCTACTGCTCAGGCTAGTGCAGCATCAACGTCAGCTAGTAATGCTGCTACCAGTGAAAGTAATGCGTCTACTAGCGCAACTAATGCAGCTACTTCTGAAACAAACGCATCTACATCAGAGACTAACGCAGCAACGTCGGCTACCAATGCAGCAACCAGTGCTACTAATGCAGCTAGTTCTGCTACGTCTGCATCAGGATCTGCTACGACTGCTACGACTCAAGCAACTGCTGCGTCTACTAGTGCAACTAATGCAGCTACTTCTGAGAGCAACGCTTCTACGTCAGCAACTAACGCTGCCTCTAGCGCCTCCTCAGCGTCCACCTCAGCCACAAACGCAGCTACTAGTGCTACTGCAGCACAAACTGCACAAACGGCTGCAGAGGCTGCTCAGACGGCTGCTGAGGCTGCTCAAGAATCTATTGATGGTTTATATTTAGGTGCGCTGTCTTCTAACCCTACTGTTGATCTTAACGGCAACGCAGTAACTGTAGGTGACTGGTACTTTAATACTACTGACAATAGTACAAGAATTTACGACGGTACTAACTGGGATTCAATTAATCCTAATCTTGTTAACGATTCTACACCACAACTAGGCGGTAACTTAGACCTAAACAGCAACGACATTACGGGTACAGGTAACGTCAACATTACGGGCAACGTGGTACTTACAGGTACTGTCGATGGTCGTGACGTAGCAACAGATGGCACTAAACTAGATGGTATTGAGGCTAGTGCTACAGCAGACCAAACAGCCGCAGAGATACGCACACTGGTTGACTCCGCTACTGACTCTAACGTCTTTACTGACGCAGATCACACTAAACTAGATGGCATTGAGGCTTCAGCAGACGTAACAGACACAGCCAATGTAACAGCGGCTGGTGCTCTGATGGACTCAGAGGTGACTAACCTTGCACAGGTTAAAGCTTTTGACTCTGCTGACTACGCTACTGCGGCACAAGGCACTAAGGCTGATACGGCACACGGCTGGGGCAACCATGCTAGTGCTGGCTATCTAACTAGCTTTACTGAAACTAATGATCTGTCTACAGCAGTAACATGGGCTAACGTACCGGACGCTAATATTACGCAGTCTTCGGTGACACAGCACCAAGCGGCACTGTCGGTTACTGAGTCACAAATTAGTGATCTTCAAAGCTACATAACTGGCAACGAAACCATTACTCTGACTGGAGCTATCACAGGCTCTGGTACAACATCCATTGCAACTACACTGTCAACGATTGACGGGGGAACTTATTAATGACCACGATTAAACTTAAGAATGGTTCTGGCGCACCAACGTCTGGGGATCTTGCTCAAGGTGAACCCGCATTAGATCTGACTAACAAGCGTCTGTATACAGAAGACTCAGGCGGTACTGTTATCGAAGTAGGTACTAATCCCGGTACTGACGTAACCTTTGCTGATAACCGTAAGGCTATCTTCGGTGCTGGCTCTGACCTACAGATTTATCATGATGGGTCTAATAGTTTTATTGAGGACACAGACATAGGCTCTTTGTTTTTAAAAACCAATGGAGCAGGGGTCTATCTTTATTCTGGCTCTGAGGCTTTAGCGACTTTCAATTCAAATGGTGCCAATAATTTTTACTATGACAATGCATTAAAACTTTCCACCACCTCCACAGGCATCGACGTAACTGGCTCAGTTGTAGCCGATGGTTTGGACGTAAGCGGAACCGCAGATTTAGGAAGTTTAGCTACTTTAACAGGCTCTGCGCCACGCATAGAGTTTTATGAAAACGACACTACTGATGTAAATGCCAGAATTGATAGTAGTGGTGGCGATTTTCATATTAAAACTATTGCTGATGACGGTGGCTCACAACAAACAAGAATTAAAGTTGACCATTCAACAGGCGACATTAGCTTCTACGAAGACACTGGCACGACTGCGAAGTTGTTCTGGGATGCTTCTGCGGAGTCGTTGGGTATCGGCACTAGTTCGCCTAGTGCTGGTCTTGAGCTAAATCTTGCCTCTGGAGATGGGCTTCTTATTAATAGTGCAGACGTGGGTACTATTAAAATGAAAACT